GAACTTCATGGCCCAGTTCTTAAGTTTGTTCAAACTTTCATCGCGAAATGAGCATCGGGTTTGCTCACGTAGCGTAGGGCCACGCAACGATGTGTTGTGAGAAACTTTCCATGGGCGAGAGTTTCGCTAGTTCCACTTTACGACGTAGAGGCGCTGAGCGCCAAGAAGGAAGAGACGGAGAGAGTTACGCTAATCACACCTTATGACGTGGAGGCGCAGCGCGCCAAGGAGGACGAGATGTCGAAAAGACTGGTTTCAGAGCAAAGATTGTTTGTATTGTATGGGCCGCCCGGCTCAGGCAAGTCCACTACATGCGGCGCTGTTCAGGTGGCAGGAGTAAGAACTTTGGATCTTGAGTCCATTGCTTTTGAGCATAGACGCAAGGTCATCTCCACAATACATGAAAGAGTTCAAGTTCTTGGAGCTGCCGATCTAAAAGTTGAGGAGGTGTCCTCGCTTATAAAGGGAAGAGTGTTAGAACACATTCTTATCCTTCCGGAACGCGAAGAATACAGGGCCAGAGTTGCGAACAGAGACAGCTTAGTGCCTGAGAAGGCAGGACAGAAGGATTATTATTCAGCTTTTGAAGACGGAAAAGATCAGTTTGATGTTGTCACGAGCAGCGCGTTCTCTTATCTTTCTAAACACATAAGTCAGATAAGCAGTGTGTTAGATGACTTAAGTTTCACTTTTGTGGACGAGTTTATGGCCCAGTAGCACGAAACATGGTAATATTATTTCAAACAACAGCAGCGCAATGCGCTAAGGAGGTGCTCAATGAGCGAGATTCATCAAAGAAAGATCCTAGTGATTGGCCCTTGTACGAGCGGAAAGACTGTCCCATGGAGCAGATTTTCACCCATTTCTAACGGAATCGGACTACAGCGGATTCCAAAAGTCCGGTGGCGATCGAATGCGGAATGGGAAAAGAGAGACAAATCTGTCCACTACTCTAACATCGTCTCTGGCGACATCTCAGACTTTGATCGAGATATGCCTTCTCTTCTCGTCGATTTCTTAGAAGCGTTGTTTGCATCAGTTTTGAAGACGGACGAAGGAGACAGCGAGCTGTCTTAACCGGAGTGCTTTTCCCTATTTAGATTTTAGAAACCCACAACCGCACCCGTAGGTGCAAGAGCGCAGCGCGCTCAGGAGGTGCTCAATGAGCAAAACACGTAAGCATTCAAACGATCTGAAATCTCTGTCTCACCGAAAGAGGGTCCTCGTGATAGGCCCCTGTACGTGCGGCAAAACAACATTCGTCCAGAGCATACAAGACGGGCTCCACAGTGTAGTCGAAGACGACGTATTTTATGGCCGACATGAAGTGGCTGACGAACTTCCCACCGATTTGTGGCGAGAATACGTCTCATATCTTGTTCGGGACGCTCAAGCCACGATTACGACGCTGCATCCCGATGAGTTGTGGTGTGATCAACCATTCCTAAGTGAACAAGTCGATTCGACGATTGTCCTGTTCGATCCTATACGAAACGCTGATAATCTCATGGTTAGGTGGCTTGTTCAGGAGAGGAATTTTTGCAAAGGACAGTCTGTGGCAAAGATAAAAGCTTGGGCATCGCATGACCTCTATCTAATGCGACAAATCAAGCGTCTTAGACCCGACGCCATTCACTGCAAAAGTTTTCCCGAGATAGACGGGATTTGCGCTCTCCTGGCTTCTCACTCCTTATGCCCACATGAAGAATATTCACAGCTAGAATCCAGGATCAGTGCTGTCACACAGAGAACTCTCGACAGGGCGACCGACCTTTGGGGAGGTTATCATGCTGGATAGTAGCGGAATGTTCAACAGAACAAAGACCTTCGTGAAGTCAGATTTCATCCTCGTTAGCGTTAGGGTAGGCACACCGCAGGAGCGCCACGTCCTAACCCACCGAAGAGGACAAGCGGGCTCCCGCTCCGTCGAGCTCAGCTCGCCAGAGTTCAGCGAGCTTGGCGACGCGCTTGCGGGGTTTGTTCGGGAGTCGCTCGATAACACCACAATATACCCCGGAGCAATCGTCCAGATTGGGAGCTGCGCATTTCTACTGACCAGGAAGGAGATTGAGGATATGTCTAGTGTGACAATTGAGGCTTTCCGCTTCATGAGGGAGTGTGCGCATCAAGCCTTCTCTGGACCTGAAAGGCGGTATCGATAAATGGAGAATTCTGACTATACCATAAACACGAGGGGTTTCAGAAAGTACGTTGACCTAATTCCCCGAAATAGAGGAAACTTAATACTTCCTAATATTAATGCTGACTCCCCGGATTTCTTAGGCTTTCTCGGCGCTCTCTCCGATCGCTGTGAAGATAAGTTTGGCTTGTCCAAGGATGAAGGTGGTCTGTTGCTTCCACCATATTCCCCGGGTCGCTGGACTTCCCTCAGACATATCTCCGGTTACAAGATGAATCCACTTGGGATCCCCAGATTAGGCGTTAAGGCCAGGGCAGGGGATTTTATTGACCCTGATCATAAGAAGCTGTTTCATCTCATCTGCGACGCCTACTTTCGAGAGTGGTCTCCTGCCGCAGCTCGCATTAACAAAGGATCGAGCACAGGGCTGCCTCTTTTCAGCTTTGACCCATCCGTTAAAATGAACTATGCACACATATTCAAATCGCGAGCTCGTCAGCTTATGCCTCTTATGCGGGATCGCAGATGGTTTGAGCTCCACGAGAAGTACGGATTGAGCATGATGAGCGCAATCACGAGGCGGTACCAGTCTACCGATAAGGTGGAGAAACAGGCTGGTGGTAGCTGGAAAGCTAAGGATAGACCAGTTATGACTTTTGAAGGAGTCGAAACCATCGCGGACAAAGCAACCCCTTTTGAGGGTTTCTTCGCGCAGCGCGTTCGTTTGGCTATCGCCTTCTCGGCTAGCTACGGCATCTTTGGACAGATGATATTCTCCGGATACAGGCAGCATGCGATTCAGAAGGCTTGTTGGCACCACACCACACCTTGGGATATAGCTAGTAAGTTTTCAAATCACCCCTACATAATAGCGGGGGACGTGTCAAACTTCGATCAGAACATGCCCTCTTTTCTGGTCGATCTTATTTTTGAGAGACTATCTGAGGACTGGGATGACGCTGTAGTGGAGCTTTTTAAAGCTTGCGTCGGTTGCCCCATGTTAGTCAACGAAGATAGAGTTGGAGGAGGAGGAAGACATAAGTGGCTGGCTGACCCCACTAACAATGATAACTACTACTCCTGGTACGGATTTCCAAGCGGCATTCCACCAGTGTCGGACGTTGGAAAGATCATTGGATTATTTGTAGATCTCGTCCCCTTACTAGACCTTGGTCTGATATCTACTGACGGGCTGCAGGCAGTGATGGATAATAATCACGATCAAGTGTCAGTCGCAAACTCAGGTGATGATTTCATTTTGGGTTTCACCAACGCATCTGATCTTAAGAGAGTTACCGACTACTTTGAAGAGGACTTGCATCCCTATTTCGAGGTGGGTGTTGAGAGGCCAGCTTCCTTTCTAGGTAACTTAATGGTCCAACAAAGAGGTCAGGTTTTGGCTTATCCCAACGTGCGCTCTTTCCTTATTAATACCTTCGGGAGGGAGAGAGGAATAGACAGTAGATTCAACAGAAACTATGCATTCGGGTATTGGGAGAAGAAGACATTTTACGCGGTTCACCCTCTGTTTTCTGAAGTTGACAGGGTTCTCCAGGATACCGCTAGAAAGCACCTTCGCTACACCATTGATGAGCTGACGCCCTACCAGGCTGCGCCACAAGGATTAGCTATGTCCAATTTTGCTGATCGAATGTTTGTGTCCAACCCAGACGCTATTCACTACAAATTGGATCCAAAAGACGTTTCTCCGGACCTTCTGGATTCTATATTTATCACCATCCCGGCCGATGAGGTCGGATCCATCGTACAAGAATGGAGAAAGTGAGAGAGAATGATTGTATATTTTGACATGAACATGCATCGACACGCCACTTTTCCTCTCCCCGAAAAGAGCAAAGACTTAACTCTTCAGTCGGGTTTTTACCCATTAGTTCAGGAGAAGATTGGACCTGAATCTGATGACTTCGTGGAATCTTCCCGCTACGATCGGCTGCTCGGATTTGCTTCTGTAAGGCGGATCAACAAATCCCTTACAGAATCCGTCAAGCCAGAATCGCCGTCAACCATAATGTTGGACGACGATGATCAGCCTAAGCTTGAGTATGAGTCATCGTTCTCCATAGGAGACGAGGAACAATTCGATCTTCCTACGGGGCTCACACTCATTATAGGCGGGTCTGGAGCAGGGAAAACGACCCTACTCCGCTATATTGCAAAACAGCACGCCAACCATCTGTTCATTCCTTGGGGCGAGCCCGAGCCCGAGGCCTCAACTGATGCAGGAGAGTTCTTCAATTATTTAAACGCAGCGTTCACACTGTATCGGGATCATGTGGTGCTCATTGACTCGTTTAAGTCGTTGAGCCATCTCTCAGGCGCTGCTATGCAAGGAGGCATAAGTATGAACCTCAACCTCTGGCTCACAGCCTTCTCAAATATGGCTGCAAGAGCGGGAGCGACAGTGGTTGCCACGTATAACCCCCAGGGTGCTGATGACAAGTCTGACGCGCTCTTTCGCTCACTCTCCGGCTCAGTAACTGCCGCGATTCGAGTGTCTGATGTCACAGTATCAAGAAGGGCAATGTTCACAGCCATGTCTAGAGCTGGGGACAGGAAGAGAAGAGAGTTTAAGTTCGATACGGGTTTTGCGACAGAGAGTGAAGCTAGTTTCATGGCTTTGCAAGCGGAGTCTGAGCATACGCAGAAGGTGGCTGGATCCTTAGTCTTGGACCAACCATATGGTTTTGAAAATGTCAGAGTAATGGAAGCAGAATAACTCTGCTCAGAGAAAGGAAATTTATATGCCTTTTACACTCAATGGAATGTACTCTCTTAATCTTCGGTGGCTAGTGATGAAGGATGCGCTTGGCTACTCAGCTCGCACGCTTTCAAACGGCGAAGCTGTCTCTTCCTATTTTCCTTATGTCGTGGCGGATATGTCCGCATCCGACATAAACACATTTAACATGCTCGCGACGGATTATGAGATCCCCATTAAGTTAATTCAATCCGTGGCCGCTCTGAAGTCATTCAAGCGAGGTTTGCCTTTGTTCTCAATGAGATCGTTTCGATCAGCGCTCAAAGGCGTTAGTCTCGCCGCGTCGGAGAATGAATTCTACTCTGTCATGCTCTCTCACATCCTTCACAAGTTGGGCTTCATTAACGATGAGATCAGTATTCTTTTCCCTCGGAGAAATCTCGATGTGTTCGCTTCAAAGAAGGAAATACTCCGTGAGGCCACCCGAGCTTCTATTGAGTCGACGATGGATAATTGGTTTGAACCTCTGAACTCGGTGCCCACAGCGATGAACGCAGCCATGCTAGGTCCCAAGATCTCTGAGTGCATGGAGCGTGTGCGGAAGAGTTGGCGCATAGCCCAAACCAACGTCGACTATCTGGAGAGAGCGCTCGAGCTGACTACATCTTTTGCGCATAATCGGAATCTGGGCAAGCTCGCAGAGCAGGAAGCAGGGTTGTTGGAGCTGCTTTCTTACGGTAACTTTCTCCTCGAAGCGCTCTCTGACGCAGCAGCACTGGCTGAAGAAAGAGACGGCGTAGTTGTGTACCACCCCTTCGTGGATGAAAATTCCATATCGAAAGCAATAGATTTATTCTCTCGCGTGGACGGAAAAATCGCCACCATATCAAATGATGATGTTTGCGACTGGTTCTCCGTTCTTCCTCTCTCGGCTGAACGGACGAATGAGCTGAGGATGATCGCCATCACCCCCGCGCTCAAGACGCCATCTTTTGAGGGCAGGCTCTATGACAAAATGACTTTTGACATGTTCTTTCAGGGCACCCTCAAGATAGAGGAAGCCGCCTTCGGCATCCTCAAGACGGCAGCTACCAAAATGAGCGCAGCAGGAGCAGCGTGCGCCGCTGTTTTGAATGAGACCTCGCTTGAAGAGCACATTCGACAGACCTTTGAGCTATACATGTCAGAGTTGGCTCCATCCGAAGAGTTTATCGACATTCGGGTTACAGGCTTCAGCCAGTTCAAGGGACGCAACGAGCTATCTCAAACTGTTACTATTAACGGTAGGGAGGTTTCAATTGCACTATTAGCGCTCTACCTCAGTTACGCAATGAACGTCAATTGCGACTCAGGGGACGTCGAGTTCGTTAGATCCCCTTTGCCCAGTTCCTATCCAGCTTTATCGGCACTTCCCGCGTCGATTACGCTGGCAGACACCGTTCTCATAGCAACCGATCCAAAATGGATGCTGCTTGGTGCGCCGGAGAAGAAGGGCACTCGGCAGCCTTTTGGCGTTACTTCTCTCTCAACGCTCATAGGCTCGGGTGCTTTCGTTCAGATGCGAGACCTGGGCATTCCCAAGTCTATTGATGCGGTGAGCATTTCTGCGACCTTCACATTCACAAACGATTTGGGTCAAGAGGTCGACGCCTCGGGAGAAGCGCTCCTTTCTGAAGTGCTAAACATCCCTAAACAGGTCGAGGCTTTTATGTTTCACGACATGACCAATACTCGGCACTTCAGCATTGTGTCGGAGCACATTAACCTCATTCTCAACTCGGACTTAAGCGAGGCTATTAAAACTCGAATGTCTCTTCTTCCTCTGAGCGCCCTTATCGCTGTAAGTCGTACTGAGGTCATAGAGCGCGCCGCTGCGTTGGTGATGAAAGGGTCCCAGTTCTCCAGACCCTCTCAGAGGCGCTTGACTCATAGGGCCGCCCGCGATGTGTTGAAGCTGGGTCTTGCCGCTTCCCTGATAGGGGAAATGACCGGCACTGTCGATCTTTGGCGTGATCTTCTCAATAGGAGACTGGACGTGTTGGCGCTCGTCTACGCCAACCTGGGAAAGTAGGGTGAAGTTATGATCTTATTCATGGGTGATCCCTGGTTAGCTCTTGCTTATGAAATATCTCTAACGTCTTTTGACCAATACACTCTCGTCAACACCTTCAGTTTGGTCGAAAACTTTCTTGAGTTAGAGCGAGAGTCAATATCTCTTGAGATGGAGTCTGAAGGCAGGAAGATGACAATTCCTGCGTTTCATCTTCACAAGATGGACAAAGATAGCATCCAGCTATCTCTTGATCTAGCCAAGCATCTTATCCAGTACAGGGCTCCTTTCATATTTGCGCCTTACTCTCAGGAGGTAGCAGATGAAGGTCGCAAGGCTAGCTATGACATCATTTTCGCTCAAAGTCCGCTAGGACAAGGCGCACGGGCTGAAGCGTTTGCAGAAGCAATGGCGATTGAAGCACAACTCTATAAAGGGCTGACGGATATGCAGCGCGCAATGGACATAAACGGAGGTCGAGTTGTATCCTCGCTCGCCGATGAGCGGGATCTGCTTCAGCTCTTCGATACTGAGGGCGGTCCGCCTCAAGAGTTCATTAAGGTAGCGCTTGATTTCTTGGTCTCCTCGCGGGAACCGGAGGAGCGGGACTCTAGGGCTCCTAGGGAAGAAAGTGATGCCCCTGAGAACAACAACGAATCCCCCGAAGATGGGGAGGAATCGCTTGAATCGGAGATGCTCGAGGACGCAGACCCGGCCACGCGATAGGAGGTAGTAATGACAATTGAAAGGTCGATAGTTATAACTGATCAAAGCCTGCCGTGGCTGAGATCTTTTGTTTCTGAAGCGATTGGGGCTCTGCGCTTCTCAGCCGCTCTGCCCATCCCGGTTTACACTCGAGTGGGACTGTTGGATAAAATTGAGGGAATTCCTTTCCAGCTCTCCTTCAACGGGCACCTGCTCATATTGCAGACTCCCATGAAAGAAGCAACGCCTCAAGCGCTCGAAGAAGTGCTTCAATACTGTATTCTATCGGGCAGAGGCGGCCAGAAGTACAGATGGGACAGGCTGGTGTTGGTCGCTGATTCGTCCCATCTCCCCGACTATTTGCAGACCCACTATCAGGCTGAGCCTAGCATAGTGTCGGCTACTCACTCAATTGATGTGGTGGAAGCCATGAGCATTTCTGCAAAGATGGCTGGCACTTCGCAGCTAACCGACGTCTTAGAATCAGCGCTCGGCCCTTCCCTTCAGACTCTCTCTAACATTTACGCCTTCTCTTATCGCACAGAAGAGGGTTTAGCCTCACAGTTGAGATACCTCAGAGTGCTTCTGGGCTCCTCCCTTGCCGCCACAGCGTACAATACGGCAGCTCAAAGCGAGTTCATGATGTTGAGAGACTTCATGAAGAAAAGGGGCCTCAAGTGGGCTGACGTGCTAGAGCCTGATGTCAGCTCTACATTTGGAAGCTTGTTCTTTACAACAGGGCAAGAGGGAAAAGCTCGCACTGTACATGAAGAGGAGCAAGATGATGATGAGCCCACCACGCCCAGCGAGGATTTCGAAGATCAGAATTCAAATGACGAGCTGCTTGATGATCTGATAAAGAGTCCTGCTTCTCCAAAGGCGCGCGTTCTGGAACTAGTTTCGGCTGGCAGGATCGAGTCGGCTATTAAGGAGGTGGCGGTCGCCGGATATAACAGCGGGTCTTCAGAGAGTTTGTCTAAATGCGTGTCGCTGATAGCCGCGCTCATTCACAAGGAGTCCGGAGGCAGTCCCACTGCCGTCTCCTCCACAGGGTATTGTGGTTTGGGCCAGGTGGGTCGAGCTGCTTTTCAAACGTTCCGCGAGGCAAACCCGAAATACATGTCTTCCCACCCCGGTCTTTCCTTTGCGGCGATGAAGTCAAACGAGCATGTAAGCGAGCAACTCGCCGTCACAGCGTATACCTACACACGGGCGCTGCGTCGCGCAAGAGATCTTCTAACTTCGGGAAAGGTCAGAGGCGACTCAACTTTGTTCTCCAGAGATCACGTCGTTTTGGCCTCTTTGGTTTATGGAGCAGGAGGTGGTAACACAAACAAACTTATCGATTCCGCGGAAACCCGAGGATACGAGCCAACTCTGTCGGCCTTGTATGCTCACAACCCAAATTGGATGAAGCCTTACGTCAAACCTTTTTATCATGGGATGTTTGTCTTCGTCAACTCGGCTCTGTACAGAGCATAGGAGATGTCATGGAAAGAATTTTTACACTCATTCTCACCCATCTGAAGAAGGTCATTTCGGCAGCGAGACGAGGCCTTCTGTCGTCCTCCCTCAAGTGGGTCTCGCTTGGTCTCGCCACAGTGGGGCTAGCCCTCATTGTTTTCGGATCAGGCGCCGGCTGCGCGAGTACAAACATTGCGCGATCACTCTACCCGGAAGCAGTGTCTCTCGCGGGAGTCACAACAGCTTGCGTGGTCACGCATATCAACATGGAGGAAGATCTCACTCGCTCATATCTCGGCAAAGTAGTCACGACCTGCGGCTCTCAGACCTTGAAAATGATGTCGACAGAGCTCAGAGCCGTGTTCAATCAGTGCGCTGAACAAGTCGAGGATTGCGTGGTCAGCACCTTACAGGAGTACTTTGAGGCGCATCCGCATAGCGGATCCACAACCGAGCTGTACAGCGCTATCGTGGAGCAATGCGTTCCCTGGAACATATCCGATGTGAATCGCTGGTGCCTGGGGCAGTAAAGCCACCTCTCACCTCAGGAGATAATCATGAAACAGGTATCAAATGCTCTGCTCTCTCGAGAAATGCTGGGCGCTGAGCTGAAGGCAGCTCTAGCTGCTCAAAACGACTTCTGGGCGCCACACGCCGCATATCTGGGCACTGGATCGCCTGGAGCCGTCACTTCCATCATGTCCCCGGAAGACATGGGGTGGGTTGAGAAGGAAGGCTTCGAGTATGTCACATTCATATGGTCGACTGCCGATTTCATTAACGCACCTTCTTATCAAGAAGAAACGAGCTTCCTCATACCCGGGGCAAAGGTCGTCATCAGCGCTTCCTTGATGCCTCGCCAAGGCATAAACGACGATGTGGGCAGACAAACACCCCTCGGAGACTTCGTGGTTCTGCGCCAATCATGGGCGACTCGCGATCCTGATGTTGCGATCAATGTGGATAGCAACGGTCACTTATACGTGCCTCCCTCAGATGGTGCGTTAGTTGACGCGCTTCAGATGAGAATCGTTGGGAGTGGTCAAAACAGCGGAAGGCTCCTGGCAGCGCTCACTCACACGCAAGCAAAGTTTAGCTCCCTCCTCGCAGCCCGTGACGCGGATAGGTATCAAGTAGCATACTTCGAGATACCCCCCGTTCGATGCACCGCAATGGATGTTGTTGTCGTTTAACGATATCATCCTCTCATCGCAAGATGATTCTTCA